TCCTTGGGAGAAACCTCTTCATTAGATGCTGCTCTTTGATTTTTCTCAAAAAGATTCATCTCAAAAAGACCTCTATTCAATAACCAATGAACCATTGGTAGAGCATTATTACTTGCAGTAACAGCAGCATTACCTTTTTTATCCAATCCTACCACAACTACCATTTCAAAGTCTTGAGCTTTAAGATCTTCAAGAACATCTGATACTGCTGGTGCAGTAGGTTGTTCATTAGTGTTTGTTTCTTTTGATTTAGCCATAAGTGATATATCCTCGGTTAGCTTTATTTTGTATAATTAGGGTTTATTTTAACACTACCAAATGTCAGAGTCCACCCCTTTCTTATCATGTAGCAAGAGCCACAATAATGTTTTTTATCTTCTGTAATTACAGCGTGTTTATCACACTTAGTATTTCTACATTTTACCATCATTCTCCTTTTCAATAAAATAATTACGCCACTCTTCAGTCTTCTTGTCCCAATACATACGATCTAGTTCTTCTTCAGTATGTTTAAAGACAGGATTTTTTTGTTGGTCGAAGTAGGCCCTATCCCAACCTCTTTGCCATTCTTTAGCCAAGATGCTTTCTTTTCTATAAGGATGATTAAACCTACCATCCATAAAAGATTTCCTACCCATCAAAAAGGCAGTATTCATTGGATTTTTCCCTTTCTTTCTAATGTTAGTCCTGGGCACTTGCACTCCCCCAAATTTCTCCCCAATCCCCTTTGATAGCTCCTTTAGCATAATCCACTACTTTATTCTCAAAGAAGTTTGTATGAGTTACACCAAGCATCCCATCTACCCAAGGAAGGTTATTCTTTTTAACTTTAAAGATTCCTTTCATACCTAAAGCAATTAATCGTCTATCGCAGATGTATCGGATGTACTTCTTAACTTCTTCTTTAGTTAATCCTTCCATCTTATGATTATTAAACGCTAGATCTATAAACTGATCCTCTAGTTCGACCATCTTCTCTGCAATCGTGTAGATTTTAGATTTTAAAGCATCTGTCCACAGTTTAGGATTTTCAGTCATATAAGTTCTAAACAACTTAATCATGCTCTCTGTATGGAGAGTTTCATCAGCAATAGACCAAGCAATGATCTGACCCATGCCTTTCATCTTTCCCCACCTAGCAAAATTAAGTAGCATTACGAAAGAGCTGAATAATTGCATACCTTCAGTAAAAGCAGAGAAAGCTGCAATCTGTGCAGGTAGACTTTTTTCATCTTGTAGTTTTAAGAAGAAGTCATGCTTCTCTACCATCTCCCCATATTCTAAAAACTCATTGTAAGTAGACTCTGGCATACCTACTGTCTCAATTAAGTGAGAGTAAGCTGCAACATGGATGGCTTCTCTAGCAGCAAAGCTAGATAACATCATTCTTACTTCTGGTTGAGGGAAGTGAGGTAAATAATTCTTTACATACGCACCACTAACATCAATATCTCCTTGAGTAAAAAATCTAAATATCTTAGCTAGAAAATCTTTCTCATCATCAGTAAGTTTCTTTTGCCAATCTTTTACATCTTCATTCATAGGTACTTCAGTCCATAACCAGTGCATTTGTTCTGAAGCTACAAAGGCATCATACGCCCAGGGGTAATTAAAGGGCTTGTAGTAGTCCCTTGTATCCATTAATTTCAATTTCTTTTTCCTTGTCATTATTTATTATCCTTCACAGGCTACACATACATCGCCATCTGCCACAGCAGTCAAATCTACTTCATCTTCAATTCTTTTACGCTTTATACGAGTGCCCACCTTATCTGCCTTTCTTAATTTGTCGGAACGACAATAGTACAAAGACTTCATTCCTTTTTTCCATGCGAGGAAGTGAACACTATGTAAGTATTTAATATTCACATCTGCGTTGAAAAAAAGATTTACTGACTGTCCCTGGTCAATAAAAATCTGTCTGTCTGAAGCAAGATCAATAATCCATCGTTGGTCTAATTCAGTTGCAGTCTTAAAGACATCTTTAACATCCTGGGGCAGTTCTTCTATATGTTGTACCGATCCATCTTTGGCAGTTATAGCCGACCAGATTTCATCTGTATCCATACCTAGTTCTTGTAGCTTTTGCTTTAAAAACCTGTTCTTATAAATATGAGCACCAGACAAAGTATCTTGTCGGTACACATTTGCTCTATAGGGTTCTATAGAAGGGCTAGTGTTTCCCATAATTAAACTAGAAGAAGCATTTGGAGCTATAGCAGTCCAATGACTAAATCTTCTTAGCTCTCCATAATCTTGAGCATCTGGACATGGCCCTCGTTCATTACATAGGTATTGGTCAGCTTCAGCACACTTTAATTTAATGTGTTGAAAAATATCTTTGTTTCTGAGTTTGGCTACCACACTTTCAAAAGGAATCATATTCTTCTGGAAGTAGGCATGAAGACCTAACGCACCTAGTCCTACAGATCTTTCTCTAAAAGCACTTAGTTTAGCTCTAGCGATAGTATCTGGAGCGTGTTCTATAAAGTAATTAAGAACATTATCTAGCATCTCCATAGCATCACGAATGAATAGAGGGGAATCCTTCCATTCATCATAGTGTTCTATGTTAAGGCTACTTAAACAACAGACTGCTGTTCTATCTTTATTAGTAGGTAAAAAGATTTCAGTACACAGATTAGACCCATGTATTTTTAATCCTTTAGATTGTAGCCAATTAGGTAGGTGGTCATTAGCATTATCAATAAAGACAATGTAAGGCTCTCCTGTTTGCATACGCATTTCTAAAATACGCTGCCACAGTTCTCTAGCACTTATAGTATCTACTACTTCAGCAGTAGCAGGACTAACTAAATTCCAGGTGTCATCATAATCAGGATCTCTCATGGAGTTTTCTATCTTCTCCATAAAAGCGTTAGATATATTTATACCATGATGTAGGTTTAATGTCCGGAAGTTTTGATCGCCTGTTGGCTTTCTCATCTCTAAGAACTGAATAATGTCAGGATGGCTTATATCTAAGAATGTAGCATAAGACCCCCTTCTTGTTTTACCTTGTCGATAGGCTAGGGTAGAAGCATCATATACTTTTAGATGTGGCATTACTCCTACCGATTTAGAATCAGATTCTCTAATACCTACATGAATACCTACACCACCACCCATCATAGATAGCCAATTAACTTCAGATAGGCAGTCTACCAATCCTTCAGAACTATCATCTAAATACGATAGATAACAGGATATAGGTAGCTGTCTTTTTTCATTCTTAAAAGAAAGAATAGGAGTAGAAAAACTAAGCCAATGCTTAGAAGCATACCCATATAATCTTTCAGCGTGTTCTTCATTAGATGCAAAGAAATCACAAACGAACTTAAATCTTTCCTGTGGACTCTCTTCATCCACCTTCATATAACTTTCTTTTAGTCTAGTTCTTCCTAACTCATCAAAGAGAGCATCCCTCTCTAGGTTTACTTCATACGCCATTTTGTTCTACTTTTTCTATTAGTTTGTTTAAATAAAATGCTGCTTTCTTTAGATCTTCTACAGGCTTACCCTTGTAGACATATCTCCAAATATATTTCTGACAGTTACCTTTTAGATACCCTCTATATTCAACAGGAGTCATTGATGCTTCTATTGCAGTTAAACATTCAATCCCAAATTGATTGTAATGACTAGGATGATTAACAGGATCATGTTCTTCTTTATATTCTTCTCCTGGGTAAACTCCCTTAGTCATAATTGATTCTGTCTCTTCCCCAAAATCTTGAACCTTTCTCATTTGATCGTCTATTGAATCGCCCTGTTTAATAGTATCAAAAGGGGGAAAATGAGCAGTAGGTATTCTAGCGTTTTTACGACTTCTACTTTCTTTATTTTTATTATCTTCTGCCATAGGTTCTCCTTATTAATGAAACTTTTTAGGGTCTTTCTTTGTAGTTACAAATTCTTCCATATCTACAATATTACTTGTTTTGCCATTCATTTTATTTTTAGCATTTGGCTTACTATCCATTTGTTCTATAAAGTCTTCATCTGGGGTAAACACAATTTCAGTCTGTGGATCATCAGGGAAGAGATCTTTTGATAGCATCTGTTCTTTAATTTGTAGCCCTGCTTCAATAGCCTTACCCATCTGGAACACTTCATAAAAACGAGTGTGCATATATCCAGATAGCCCATGTATTAGTGTAATCATGGTATCTATTTCTACATCACTAGCAGCAGTATCTTTAGGAAAGAACCATTCTACTTGGCAGTCTATCGCCCCATCTTCTAACAGATATAAAGTTATCTGAGCTGAATTATCTTTATTGTTATTATCATAAGACATATTATTTTTTTTGCTCCTGTTTTAGTCTTTCGACTATGTTAATGGATCTTAGTTTTGATTTTTCTTTTACCCAGGATTTAGGAACTTCCTTGTCTGCATAAGTAAAACCATGTTTTTCACACCACTCCCCATAATTAGATTTTGCACCCTTCCTCAGTTTTGTTCTTGAATTACTAAAGACAAAACGAATATCTAAATTGGGGTATTGTTCTTTTATAAGAAGATGTTTCTTTCTATCTTCCAATACGAATAAGCCTTTGAGTTCCAAGACAATACCATTGGGTAATAGATAGTCAGGTGTATAAGTCCTATGAATAACAGGGACAGTATAAGGAATTTTAAAGGATTCATATTCTGCATTTATATTTAACTTTTTAAGTTGTTCTCCAACCTTTTCTTCAAGCCCACTTCGATAACCTTTGGCGATAGCTCGTTGTCTAGGCCCAAATTTTCTTCTGGTCATTGTGCATTTCTTATGTATTCATCAACTAAAGCACCACCAGAAAGTCTTTCTCCAAAACAAACAACCTCTCCATTATGAAGCCTTCTTTCTATATGACCATCGTTGTACTGAATATCAGTAACATGGTGCTCGTCAGTATCTTGAGGGCGAGTGTCATACCACATAGATTTAAGCCTGTGGTGGTGTAGAGTTTTAACTCCTTTAGCCCATTCTTCAGCAACAAGTTTTTTTCTATGTCTTTCTACCATTTCACTAAACTGTCCCATAATTACTCCTCTTCTTTTTTGTTATTAAATTCTGAAGGATCATACTTTTTAACTAGCTTCCAATATTCAAGAAGACT